TTCTTAACCATATCAATGAACTTATCCATCATTGATGCATAGTAGCTATTAAAATCTTGGTATCCCTCAGGGTTGCGCTCAAATAGAACATAGAGGCATGACCTTAATCTTTGACTTGGTGTCTTAGAACCCATCTCTTCAGCATCTATCTTCATTGACTTGAGTAACTCTTCATCATTGTAATTGAATGATTCACCTTTGAATGCCATCACACCTACACCTGATGTCCATTGGTTGAATAGTTCAGCAGCCTTTGATGGAGAAAGTTCTTGTGTACCTATGACTACCTTTAAGGTTTTGTCTTTTCTTGTGGCTACTGATTCAATTGCACAAGGTATAAGTAGTAGGTTACTATCCATACTGCTCTTTATAAAATTGTAATGCTCCACCATTTATGAATCCATGTTGCTCACCATCTTCTTGACCAATATCATATGCACTCATTATTTCATTCTTATGCTGGTATACAATTCCATCATAGTTTGAATTGAGCCATTCAATAAATTCATCAATGTTAAGTTCGTTTTGTTGTTGATAGATTAGTTCAACAACTGATTGTTCAGCAGCCATAGTGTTGTTCAGATTTAGTTGGTTTAATTGATTTGTGTTCAGCACTAACTTTATCAAGGTATTCTTTGACCATTAACTTGATTAATGCCTTATGTGATGTTGGTATGCGAAATGTGATATTTATTGTTCGTTCACCATACTTAAAGGGATGACCAGCACCTACCCTCTTACCACCTCTGTTATCTTTCTTTTTTAGTTCCATGTCAACAAATATAGTGATTATATGATTACGTTGTGCATTGTTTGTTGATTGTCATTTACTTTTTCGTTATAGTGTTTAGGATATGGTTTTTCTTTTAATAAACAATCTTTAATAGATTTTTGATTTATAAAATAAATATATCTGAATTGTCTCAATTCCATTTTTATTGCTTTTTCTTTCCAGTTTTTTGCTTCAAGTTGAGCCTTTTTACCCCTTGCATTATTTGTTACAATTGAATTATGGAATATCTCATTTTCAAATTCCCACATAATATTTGTGTGTTCTCCATAAAATTTAAAATTTGCTGCTTGGTAAACAATTCCAAGACCACCACATCTTTCATCAGCAAATGATTGAATCCATTTGACGTTTTTAAACTTACTTCTTATATATTTTATAGAATAACTTATTGCCTTGCTTTCAGTATTTCTTTCAGCCTTATCATCAAACCACATTCTATTTAATTCTTTATACTCATTTAATTTAGTGTTTAAAACAACTGATGACATACTTTGTGGGTTCATCGCATAACCAAATTGCAAACAACCTAATAATTCTCCATTTATAAAACAACCCAAATGAATATGTGTTGTTGCATCATTGCATACCTTATGACTATAATGATTCTTAATAATAATTTCTTTACTTTTCTTTTTATCAATTTCTTTTATATAAAATTCATCACTACCAAATCCTATTATTTCTTTAGAGCCAAACATAGATAGTTGGTCACTATATATTAAATCTTTTTTAGACATTGTATTTTATTTACATTTTTTGTTAGTACAAAATATCTTACCATGATACACCTTTGCGAATTCACATTTACCACCTCTTATTTCGTAGTAGTTTAACTCACATGGTAATGGCTCAGAAAGGTTGGTTGGTGTCTTTATCCCAGTCTTTGTCTGCATAGTGTCTTAGGTCTTTAGGTTGAGGTAAAAATGTACTACCAATATCGTGAGTGCTTACATCGGTAAAGTTGGTCATGTTTGGCGAATGTCTAAACTCAACTATACCAGTAGCACCTTGCCTATGTTTCTCAAATAGATAAAAGATGTGATTGGTGTATGGTGTATCATTTTCATCACTCAATCCATAATAAGACGGTCTCCAAACAAATGCAACACTATCTGCATCTTGCTCAAGTGAACCTGACTCACGTAGGTCTGATAAAATAGGTTTCTTATCAGGTCTCTTTTCAACTTCTCTGCTCAACTGAGCAAGTGCTATGATTGGTATGCCAAGTTCTTTTTGTGCTGCTTTTAATGTTCTACTTATCTCAGCTACCTCTGCCTCTCTGTTACCACCTTTAAAGCCTTCTATGGTCATCAATTGTAGATAGTCAATGATTGCCCACTTGCATCTACCCTTACGATGTTCTTTCTTCATTACTCTTATTGCCTCATGAACTCCACATCTTGCCTTATCGTAGATTAAAAATGGTGCTTTCTCAATGCTACCTATCGTTCTTTCAAATGAGTGTAGTTCAGATTGACTAAGGTTACCATCACGTAATCTTGATGAATGGATTGAGTCACCAGCCTCTTGTAAAATTAACCTTTGACATAGTTGAGACTTATTCATTTCAAGATTAAAATAAATTCCAGCCTCACCACTCTTCATTCCATGAAATAATGCTAATGCAGTCTTACCCATACTTGGTCTACCAGCAATGATTATAAATTCGGGATGGAATCCACCAGTAAATTTATTGAGTGAGTTAAGACCAGTCTCAAGTCCAGTAGTCTTACCTGATAGTGTTAGTGCTGCCCTACGATAGTATGCCTCACGTTCATCATTGGTAAGGTCAGATAGGTTAATAATATTATCTGAATTGCTTCCAGTATCAAGTAGGTTAGTCAATGACTTGATGATTTCTGTAGCAGTTGTGAAACCATCAGTATTACTTAAACCTAATGATTGTTCAGTTACAATTGATGCTATTGACCGCTTGATGTGATTGTCTTTAAGAATGGCAATGTATTCGTTAACTGGTTCGTTATAGGTCAAGTTATTTGACCACATCACAATCTCAGATGTTTCTTTAGGTGTGAACTTATCAAGTTCATTGGCAGTCATAAAAAAGTTGACCAAGTTAGGAGTAAGTCCTTTATTAATTGTTTTCTTGATTACTTGGTAGCAACGTGAGGTAAGCACCTCATTGAAGAGATGCTCACCAAGTTGTGGCATTAGTTCCTGATGTGTTTCACCAGTCATAAGTATGCCTATCAGTGCTTGTTGTGGGTTGGTCATTTGAATGTTCTTTTAATTTCACGTTCACTTATTAGCATCTTATCATCAGAGTAGTTAGGGTTGACATCGTATGTAAACTCTACCCATCTATGACCAACTACTTTTAGTTTGTAGTCTTGTTTGCCAAATGGCATACCAGCAATGATTGGAAACTTTTTAACTTCTTTCTCTGTGATTTGATTGTAGATTGTCATAATTATTTATTGATTGAGTAAGTGAATGGGTGGTTGTTAGCCACCCTTGATTAATTAAAGTGATAATGTTACTTTTTTAACTGAATATTTTGAGCCATAACACTCAAAGCATATACCACCACAATAGTAGTTAAATTGTGGAATAAAGCCTTTACCATTGCATCTTTCACATTCGCAATCTTCTAAAGATGAAATAGCAAATGATTTAATATGTTTTTCAGATACTGCTGGATTTTGGATAAAATTACCAACTTCTTGCAAAACATCTTTAGCATCAAAATCTGAACCTAAATAACCTCTAAGAATAAAACCATATCCTTTAATCTGAAGGTCAAATTTTTTAAGGTTGCCATTTGAATCTCTATGTTTAGGATTAGTCCAAATTTTACCCTTATCATGAATGCTGATTTTAATAAATCCATCTTCAAGAATCTTGTTAAGTGCTTTAACAAAGTAACTACGATTGTCACCTTGCTCTTCTCTATTAGCATTAGTAAAAAGTTCGTTGACTAAATTTTTTTGAGATGTCATAATTTTTGATTTAGAAAGTAAGTAAAAAAATGTGTGACTGATTGATGAGCAAATGTAAAACTATATTTTGAATACGCAATACATTTATAAATTATTTTTAATTATTTTTTTGTACGTACTGATTTTTATTTTTTGTACGTACAACTATTTTACATCGTCACCTACATAATGTTGACCTTGTGATGAACGATTGAATACTGGTTGTGGTTGTTTGACAAAGTTGGTAATGTTATTAGTCTTGAGTTCATAAAGGTCTTGCCAATTATTTTGTATAGACTTTTCAAGTATCTTAATAGCAATATCTTTATTTGCCTTAGATAGTTCTTTAAGAGTCTTAACAAGTAACACAACTGCATTCTTAGTAGGTATCTTTTTGATACTTATTCTCATTTCAATAAAGTTGATAAATGTCTTATTAAGAATTTCATCAGTTCCTAAGTATTTCTCTGAATCCATCAACTTGACAAAATCACTTATAGATTTTGGCTCTTTGTCTTTATATTCTTTATTCTCTTTTACCTCTTTAATAGTCTTATGAATATGGGTTGTGCTTTGGTTGGTGCTTTGGTCTTGCTCTATACTTTGCTTTGGTTGTGCTATGGTAAATTTTACTAAGGCAAGTACATTGCATTTATACTGATTAATGGATGGTTGTACTACCTTAATCAATCCATTCTCAACCAATTCGTCAAAATGCTTCTTATAGGTCTTATAAGTTGCTATGTTGACTCCATTCATTATCTGAGTAGCAGATAGACCAAATGACTCTTTCCAATGCAATTCATTCGCAATTGATAAGATGTAAAAATAGATTGCAGTAGATGTTGAATTGACCTTATTTGGGTTGAGACTTGCCCAGTTCCAATACCCATTAAAATAGTCAAACATCGTGACCAAAATATTTTAAAATATTATTGTCAATATTGATTGCAGTATCAATAAATAAAGATTCAAGTGAAATTTGTTTTTGTACACATTCATCAGGGTATTCATAATCTAAATCTTTTAATATTTTTTCTACCCACATTGATTTAATCATTTCAATCAATTCTTCTTTTTCAAGATTGTCTATTTTTGCTTTCATAACAATAAAAATACCCTATGAGGACTGCGGTCGTATCGGCTCAGATGTTACTCTTTACCTCGCAGTCACCATAGGGTGACAATGTTTTTAACTCATTCAGGATACGACCTCTGAATGGTACTAATTTACAAAATTATTCTTGATTAAGGTAACTCTCAATCACTTTTATTGTTTCATCCACTCCAGTAGAAAATAGTGCAGCATAACCTACTTCATTCAATGCTTTCAATACCTCTGCTTGTCTCTCTGTATGCTCATTAGATTTTAGTGTACCATCTTTCTTAAATGGGTTAGCCTTATCTGTTTTAATCTCAATGAATAGACCAGCAAAATTACCTTTAGGAATTGCAATAAAAAGGTCAGGGTATCCCTTGATTGGATTCTGAGACCTATGCTTATTTGCCATATAAGGACTTAGATATAGACCAGCAGCAAAGTCAAAACGAAATATGACCTTTGGGTGCTTGATTGTTAGATACCTTGCTATTACCTTGTAAATCTCTGCTTCTTGACTCATTGAGAAATAATTTGTAGTTGTGTATAATTTGACTTCTTGAATTGTTGGCAAGGTAAAGATAGTAGTTCAGTTCATATACTGGTTGCCATTCAAATCTGTATGACTTAGGATATAGCATTAATAACTCTTTCTCAGAATAGTTGATATCAACCTTTGGTGCTTGGTCTTTAATTTCAACACCAGTCATCAATGCCATTCTTTTCTGAATCAGTAGAGTTAACTTATTGTGATTGATGTCAAGGTAATTTGCTATTTCATTTGAACTTAACTCACCACCGCACAAAAACCATCTATTGACTGCTATAGAATATCTTTCTTCAATCTCTTTGAACTTAATTGACTTACCAGTTAAGTATTCAATATGTTCAATTAGTTCAGACTTCATTGGTCACATTGTTAAATGTTTCATTATAGTAAGTCAAAGAACTACGATTATACCATCTACCAATTGAACTTGATTGGTCTGTTCTACCATTGCGATATGCTTCTATAATTTGATTCTTTTCAATGTCAAGATAAAGGTTTTCAATTATCTCTATAACTTCAGGGCATTTCTCCATTAGTAGTTCGTGAGTCTTCAGCAAGTCAACCAATTTCATTACTGATGTTTTTTTATCGTTAAAGTTCATAGTCAAGATTTATAAGATGAGTTAAAATGTGATTTAAGTTCATTGATGTTCGTATCAAGATACCCAGTAATTAGTTTGTATGCATCTGAAATCTCGTGGTCATTGTGACGATAGATTAAGATGCTATCCGATGTGCTGCCACTTCTTTTAGACCTTGCAGTCACTCCAATATAGTAAAAGTTCTTAGGGTCAATTCCAGCAATCAATGAATACCATACTGCTTGAATGTGATTGTAGTGCTTAACCATATCTGAACCAAATACATCTAAGGTCTTTGCTGATGTTGTTTTGATGTCTGCTATTACATTAAGTTGTTGGTTGTAGATATCGAACATTGCTTTGCCTTCAATAGTATGTCTACCAATTTGGACATCTTTAATCATAGGGTGTTCATTAATTGCACCGTTCATTATCCTTTTTGCTACTGGGTGGTTAGATATTGCCTTATGTACGTTGTATGCCTCAAGGTTCATCTGTTCAGGTTTTAAATCAAGTAACTGATGGTGTAGGCTAACACCTAACTCTAAAGCTACCTTTGCATATGATATGTCACCAGTATAGTGTTTCTTGATTCGTGAGCAAG